AACTGAAGTCAGATTTAATAGGGCCTATGAAGAAACCTAATTCGTCAGGTACAATCTTCTTAGAAGGTAAGAAAGAAATGCGGTCTAGGGGCCTAGCCTCACCTGATGCAGCGGACGCATTAGCGGTTACTTTTGCTTTTCCTGTCGCCCAACGGGAACAACGTGAACAACGTGAACAACGACCAAACAATTCATCCGGGGGTAGTGGTGGTTCTTGGATGGGCGCTTAACATTTTAATAGTTTAGGAATTATGATGAATAAAGATACAGATTCAATAATGGCTTCCTTTGAAGAAGTTGAGGAAACAGACCAAGATCAAATGGATGAAGATACACTAAAGGACATACGCGAACGCTTTAGTTCAGCTATAGAGTTTACGGCTACAAATAGACAGGAAATGTTGGATGACGTTCGTTTTGCACGATTAGGCGATCAATGGCCTGAGTCTGCAAAGTATGACCGTAATCGCCCAGGTAAAGAGCGCCCTATGCTGGTCATTAACCGTTTGCTTCAGTATCGTGATCGAGTGGTCAATGAGATTCGTCAGAACACACCGAGTATTCGTATTCGTCCGGTCAACGATGAAGCCGATCAGGAAACAGCGGAAGTGTTGCAAGGGTTGATTCGTCACATTCAGGACAACAGCAATGCGGGTATGGCTTACGATACGGCTGTGGAATCACAAGTGGATATGGGTATTGGCTATGTGCGTATTCGTAACGATTGGGCTGATGATGATTCATTTGACCAAGAGATTTACATTGACCGTATCCCTGACCCTTTTAAGGTGTACATGGATCCGCACAGCAAATCACCGGATGGTTCTGATGCCGAATGGTGTATTTTAGCGGAAGAAATATCTAAAGATGAATTTGAGCGCTTGTACCCAGGTGTTGAAGAAACGCATTTTGATGATGCAGGCAATGGCGATGCTCAAGGATGGTTTACCAAGGACAGTGTTCGTATTGCTGAATACTATTATATAGAGCATGAAGAAGTCGAGATAACTGACCCACAAGACCCAACGCAAGTGCGTATAGCGGATAAAAAACGCTGTATGTGGTGTAAGGCTACTGGCGATACTATTTTAGAGCGTGGTGAGCTTCCTACGAAGTTTATACCTATTGTTCCGGTTATCGGGCATGAATTATGGCTACAAGGTAGACGTTATTTATCAGGATTAATCCGCAATGCTAAAGATGCTCAACGCCTATATAACTATTACCTATCTGCTAATGCTGAAAATGTTGCTTTATCTCCTAAAGCTCCATTTATAGGGGTAGCAGGGCAATTTGAAACTGACCCTAATTGGGGAAGGGTAAACAAAGAATCAGTCGCATACCTCGAATATGACCCCGTATCGATAGCTGGAACACCTGTTGGCTCACCTCAACGGGCGATGCCTCCGCAATCTAGCCCAGCGATCATGCAAGCTATTCAATTAGCTGAAAATGACATCATGCAAAGTATGGGGATTTACCAACCAACGCTAGGCGCTCAGTCTAACGAAACGTCCGGTAGAGCCTTGTTATTGAGGCAAAAACAGGCTGACATTAATACATTCCATTATCAGGACAATTTATCACGTTCAGTCCGTCAAATTGGCCGTGTCGTCTTGGATATGATTCCTAAAGTCTATGATCGTCCTAGAGTTGCGCGTATTTTAGGTGAAGATGGAACGCCACGAACGGTTCAGCTTAACCCTAACATTCAAACGCCGTCTGCTAATACTGAAAATAGGGCTATTGATTCAATATTTAATCCGACTATTGGACGTTATGACGTGGTTTGTGATGCTGGCCCTTCTTATGCAACTAAACGCGATGAAGCCGCCACGATGATGTTGACTTTAACCCAAGCAAATCCAGCGCTATTTAATATCATTGGCGATTTGATGTTAAAAAACATGGATTGGCCTGGTGCTGAAGAAATTAGTAAACGTTTGCAAGCAATGTTACCTCCACAATTGCAAGCTCAAGCTAAGAGCGGGGATAAGATCAGCCCCGAAGTTTTACAAGCTCAACAAATGATGGATCAATTAGCAGGGCAAATGGAACACATGGGCCAAGAAATAGCCCAACTCCGTGACCAACGCTCGATTGAACTTCAAAAACAAGAACGCGAATGGTTTGAAGCCCAAACTAAACGTATGGATGTGGAAGGTAAAATTATGATGACTGATAGTCAATTACAGGCTGCGGTTAGAGAGAATTTAACATTAATGATGGGGATGGGAACTCAAGAATTAATAGAAAATAATGCAGAATTTGAACGATTAGAAATGCAAGCAATGGAACCTCCCATGCAACCTCAAGGTATGCCTCAAGGTCAAGCCCCACAAGGTCAACCTATGCGACCAGGTGCTATGCGGAAGGAACCCGATATTGCAGCATTAACAAGCGAAGCTAAACCAGGAGAATCTATATGAGCGATGAAGTTGAAATTGAAAGTCCAGTAGAGGTTCAAGAAGTTGAATCTGAAGTTGAATCAGAAGGTAATCAGGAGGAAGTAGACTTAATTGACGAATCTGCCGAAAAAGACCCTTGGTATAAAAAACGGATTGATGAACTGACTAAAGATAAGCATGATGCCAGAAGGCAAGCTGAACGCTTAGAGCAAATGCTTGAAAAACAAGAGCAAATCCTTAGACAGTATTCACCTATTCAAGATCAAGCGCCTTCCTTAGCCCCGCCTGAACCATCGCAATTTGCAGGCGGTCAGTACGATCCTCGGTATATGGACGCAATGATGCAATATACCCGTGAATCTGCGGTTATGGAGGCTAAACAAGCGGTTGCACAGGAATATGAGCAAAGAGCAAGAGTGCAAACACAGCAAGTTGCACAAGCGAAATTAGAAACTGCTGAAGCCGCAGCTCGTGTTAGATATGCGGATTATGATTCAATTATTGAAAGAATCACTTCCGATCCGATACTGGCTCAGAACCAAACTATTAGAGAAGCTATATTAGGAATGGAAAATGGCCCTGATATAGCCTATCAATTAGGTCGTAATTTGGATGTCGCTTATGAAATATCTAATATGTCACCTATACAAGCTGGAATGAGGTTAGCCTCAATTATAAGACAAGATGCTAAATCAAGCACAGCACCTAAACCTATCAGACCGATTAACGGCACTGGGGGTACAAACAACGTTAAATCCTATTCTGAAATGTCTACTTCAGAATATATAGCTGCTCGTAATGCTGAAGATAGAGCAAAATTAATAGCCCGCATAAAACGATAACCCCACTCACCGCCAATAAAACTTATTGGCGGTATTTTTTATGTACATCTTAAATAGTTTATGGTATATAATATTCCCACGTCTATTTAAGCTTTTGCCTGCTTAGATAGTTAGGCAACCTCAGTACAGATAATTCGAGGGATTGGCTCCCATCTGGAATAAAATCAGGCTAAACACCTTTTTCTTTTCATTTGGAGTATATAAATGGCTAATCAGCTGCTTACCATAAGCATGATTACAAACGAAGCATTGCGGGTCTTGACCAACAGCTTAGTTTTTACTCGTGCAATCAGTCGTCAATATGATGACAAATTCGCTATTGAAGGCGCAAAAATCGGTACTACCATTAACTTGAGAAAACCTCCTCGTTATGTTGGTAGATCAGGCCCTGCACTTCAAATTGAATCTTCTGTTGAAACTTACGTTCCATTGACTCTGAACACTCAGTTCGGTGTTGATATGGCGTTTACAACTCAAGATTTGAGCTTAAACATTTCTGACTTCTCTGACAGATTTATCAAACCAGCTATTGCGGCAATTGCTAACAAGATCGATTATGATGGTCTGCAACAATTCCTAAACGTATATAATATGGTTGGTACTCCTGGTCAATTGTCCGGTACACCAACTCAAGCTCAGTCTTTAGCTACAATCTTAGCCGCTCGTGCTAGATTGAACCAAGAAGCTGCGCCTGTTGATGAACTCCGTCACATTGTTGTCGATCCTACTATTGATGTTGGTCTAGTTTCTGGTTTGACTAACTTGTTCAACCCACAAGGTGTTATTTCTGAAATATTCAAGAAAGGCGCAATGGGCGACAGCACTTTAGGCTTCAACTTTGCAATGGATCAAAACGTAGGTAACTTTACTTCAGGTTCTTTCATTGTTGGTACTGATACAATTGCTGTAGCTGCACAAGCTGGCGGTGCTGTTCAAACTAACGCTGCAACAACTTTTGGTTTAACTGCTACTATTTCAAACGGTAAAACATTAACTCAAGGTACTGTTTTCACAATACCTGGCGTTTATGCTGTGAACCCACAAAACCGTCAATCAACTGGTACACTACGTAATTTCGTAGTAACTGCGTTGACTACTGGCACTGGTTCTTCACAAACTGTTCAAGTATCACCAACACCTGTCTTTAGCGGTCAATTCCAAAACGTAACTAGCACTGGCGGTACTATTGCTTCTGGCAATGCTACTGTAATTTCTGGTTCTGCTGGTGCAAGTTATGCTAACGCTATCGCTTTTCATCGCGATGCTTTTGCTCTTGGTACTGCTGATCTGTTATTGCCACAAGGTGTTGATATGGCTGGACGTGCGTCTGCTGATGGTATGTCAATTCGTTTGGTTCGCCAATACGATATTAACTCTGACCAATTGCCGACTCGTCTTGATGTTCTTTATGGTTTCAGCACAGTTTATCCTGAGCTGGCATGCCGTATCACAGGT